CAAACTGAGGACGCCGTGGTACAACTCTTTCAGCATCAACAGGCTAAGGATGAGGCCCTCCTGTTCAAGACAATAGAAGCACGCATAGCGATCGCAACGCCCGAGGACAATGAGAAAGAGTTTATAATGAAACAGGACATTGGGGATATCCTGTTCCTCAACTACCAGCGTGCTATGGGACTCCCTGCAGACCCAATACCTTTCTCGCAGGAATTGTGGGATTCCTGCCGCGACGAGGTACAACAGAGGTACCTCTCCAAACCGATTGCCGCTCTTATCAACGGCATGCCCAGGCAATCCCCGGACTTCCCGAAAGATAAAATCGCATTGTTCCTGAAGTCCCAGTGGGTCACAAAAACGGAGAAGATCGGGGCCCTCAAAGTCAAGCCAGGGCAAACCATAGCCTCATTCATGCAACAGACGGTGATGATATACGGGACAATGGCCCGCTACATGCGCAGGATACGAGCCTCCTTCCAGCCGGAAAACATTTTCATCACGTGTGAGAACACCCCAGAAGACCTTAACGAGTGGGTCAAGGAACGGTGGAATTTCAGTAGACCTGGACACTCAAACGATTTCACCGCCTTCGACCAGTCACAGGACGGGGCCATGCTGCAGTTCGAGGTCACCAAAGCTAAGTTCCACAACATCCCAGAGGACATCATTGAGGGATACATCCAACTCAAGACCAACGCGCACATATTCCTGGGAACTGTGGCAATCATGCGACTCAGCGGGGAGGCCCCCACTTTTGATGCAAATACGGAATGCGCGATCGCATACCATCACACTAAGTACCACGTCTCCCCGGACACTTCCCAGCTGTACGCAGGCGACGATATGGCCCAAGATGACAGGCCTATCCTTAAAAACTCTTTCCGGCTGGTCGAAAAACGTCTCACACTCACGTCCAAAGAAGTGTGTCACTCCCAGAAACCCGGGGACTTTGCCACCTTCTGCGGGTGGACTCTTACGCCGAAAGGGATTATCAAGGACCCCAAGAAATTGTACGCTGGCCTTTGTTTGGCCAAGGGCACTGACCGGGTGCCAGCCGTCCGAGTGGCTTATGCCCATGACCTGCGCCACGCATATAGACTTGGAGATGAATTGCACGAGGTCCTCACGGAAGAGCAGGCCAGTTTTCACCAGGCTACAGTCCGAGATCTACATCTCATGGGCTGTAACGAGATACTGCAGAACCTCTAGAACAGGGGTTAGGTTACCTCAGGCTTCGATGGAATTCTACCTAGGTGACCTACACAAGCAGTACGAAAGAACTCCATTACCCCTCCAAGAGCCCATTGTCGTCCATACTGTTGCCGGTGCCGGCAAAACCACCCTTGTCCGCTCTTGGCTACACCGCTCCCCTCATCTGAGAGCTGTTACCGGAGGCCAGCCAGACCCACCGGCCCTCGAGGGGGTGGGTATACTCGCACCTCGCAGCCGCGCAGACATCATTGACGAGTATCCTGCTGTGCCAGATAGAACGGGTGCTAAAGTTCTCCTCGCGGACCCACTCCAGCACCGCGGTCCCATACTACCTGCCCATTTCGTAGGTAGACGCACACATAGATTTGGCAAGTCCACCTGCGAGCTTCTCAAGCTGTTCAACATCAACTGCACCGCCGATAAGGTGGACAAGGTTTCAAGGTCAGGCCTTTTCGACTCGGATCTCGTAGGGACCATCATCGCGGTCGACGACGACGCTGCTGAACTTCTGGAAGCCCACTCCGCCCAGTTTCTAACGCCCTGCCAGGCCCTGGGTCTGACTTTCGAGGCCGTGACCGCAGTTTCCACCGTGCCACTGGAAGATGCTGACCCCGTTAATCGCTACATAGCCTGTAGCCGACACTCACAACAACTCCTCATCCTTGAGGGATGAGGTTGCAAGCACCCCCGGACTTCACGAAACCCCTTGTTGCTGTTGCAATCGGAGTGTCCATCGCTGTCACCATCCACTTCATCACTAGGTCCAATTTGCCTCACGTAGGTGACAACCTTCATCATCTTCCCCACGGCGGCCGCTACGTGGACGGGACAAAGCGCATCATTTATAACAGTCCTGGCGGGCCATCAGCCTACCACAGTTTCTGGCCTTTCCTCACGGTCATCCTCATTACCGGAGCTCTCCTGTTACGCGGCACTAGGCCTCGCCACCCTTGTACTTGTCCTCTCTGCTCTACAACCCCATGAGCCGTGCTCAATAGAGATCACTGGACATAACATCATTGTCAGAGCTTGCGACCACAGTCCCGTGGCTCAGGCCCTAGTACAGGGGTTAAGTTCCCACTTCTTTCGAAATCATGTCGGAGGACCTGAAGAAGAGCGAGGACCACCAAGTCACTGATGACGAACTCGGCCCGCCCAGCAAGGAATTTATGAGAGACTTCAAGTATGAGGCCACCTCAGATGCTGTGGCCTCAAGGGACCAAGTCAAAGCAGTCAAGGCCAAATGGGTAGCCCTTGGCCTACCCGAGAACAATTTCTTTGCTGCCGCACTACAGTTAGCACTCGCGTGCTCGGACTCTCACGCATCCTCCCTGACTGCGCTCCACGGACCGGTTGCTGCTCATACCGCCCTGGCTCTGAAAGATCTGGCGTCCGCCCTCAAGGCACACTGCACACTCCGACAGTTCTGCCGGTTCTATGCGAAGTTCGTCTGGAACTACCGCATAAAGAATGACGCCCCACCGGGTGCATGGGCCGCCATGGGCTTCACCCATGACACACGCTTTGCTGCCTTCGACTTCTTCGACGGCGTCACTAACCCCGCGGCCCTTCAACCCCCAGAAGGCCTGGTCCGACCTCCCACAGAGAGAGAATTGGCAGCCCACCATACCGGCAAATTTGTGGCCACCACGCGCGCCTCGCATTCAGGGCATCTCAGTCTAGCTGCTGAAGTCACGCGTGGCAGACTCCCGCCCGCGGATGTTCAGGCACGCCTCCTCGGACCCTAGGAGGCCCACCCTCGCGAGAAGGAAAACTCGTCCAGATTTAGTCTGGTTCAAACCCCCCCCGAGTACATCGAAACATAACGAGATGCGGGTGTTGCCCCCAGTGGC